TTGGTTAGATATGAACCAACACCTACTGCTGTGCCTACTGCGGTAGCTCCGGCTGCTGGACCTCTCCAATCAGTTCTACGTGGATCTGTGGCACTGCCTCGACCAGCACCCGCATCACCAGGCATACGTATACCAGGGGCACTTGGTGCATCTAATCTAAGACCGGTACCCGGGTTACTGCTTCCTGGATTAGGTAAACGTTTTGGATCAATACCTGTTCCTTGGCCACCCATTGGCACTTCTGCGGCTCTGTTGGGATTATCTGCACTACCAAAGTGTACAGTTCCGCTAGGATTGTCAAAACGTGTGCCGCCACTGCTGGTTGGAGAACCTACATCTGGACCGCCTGGAAGTGCGCCTGGTCTATCTCTACGCATTGTGTTTATGACATCAGTACCAGCCTCTACACCTTTTTCAATAGTAGCAGGTAGACGAGCAGGATTTAACTCATTTAAAATAGAGTCAAGACGATTTCTTAGTTTGGCAATCTTTTCTGATTCACTTAGTGATTCGTTAGCTGGCGGCGCTGTATAAAACATACCGTCAGCACCAAGTTCAACACTAACAGGTGCAAGACCACGAATACCAACAGCACCACCAGGTACTTTAACAATAGTACCTGTACCTGGACCAGTTTTATCACGTCCTGCAAACTTGTAGTTTTTGCCGCTTACTGTAATCATATAAGGTTCCGGACTGCCCTCATAACCCGGGCCATATCGGCTTGATAGAGAAACGCCTGGCGCTGCCGGAGCTGCCGGAGCTTCTGGTTCGATAGGTTTTCCTGTTAATCTATTAATACCGGGAGGAGTTTCTTGACCTGGAGTAATTCTTCTAGTCGTTGGTTCGCCGCCCTCTTCACCTAGATTTTCATCAACTGCTACTGGTGGTTTTTTAGTAGCATCAATAAGTTCTTGCATTTTTGCTCGATCGGCTTGTTTATCGTTGCCACCGGCAGCAGGTTTATTAACAGCATCGATTGCTGCCTGTGCATCTTGAAGAGCGGATATAACTGCTGGATCATCGATGTCTGCAAGTTCAGACATGATAGCTTGTATTTGTTTAATCAACTCAGCTTTTCCGCCATCGTCTGCGGCAGCAGGAGCGGCAGCAGGAGCGGCAGCAGGAGCTTCCTCCTCATTAAGAATAAATCCTAAACTTTCTACAATCATTTTAGCATCAATGCCACCAAATGCTAGAGATTCTTTAACTACCGAAGCTTTTAACTTATCAACAAGTGCCTTAAGCTCAGGAAGTTTCTTAGCGATAAATGCGTTACTAGTATTAGTGGCATTAGTCTTCATAGAAGCAGTTTTGGCAGCACCAAACTCTTGTTGTGCCTTACCACCGCTTAAGAAGTTAGTTAATCCTGCAGGACCTTCTGCATTACTAGGAATAAGTCCTGCGGCTTGTAATGCTCTTGTATCGTCTGCGTTTGGTGGCGCAAGTTGTGGTTTTGTTTTACCATCACCAGCAACAACAAACTCACCTTTGCTATTCATTAATCCTGGAAGACCATTCTTACTAGCTAATCCAGATAAAGCAATATCTCCAGCTGTTTTTGGATCCCAACCAGTGAACCCACTCCAACCACCTTGTTGTTTAACAGCGGCAGCGGCGTCTGCGGCTTGTTTTTCAACAGCGGCAACGTCGGCTAATGTTAATGCCTCAGCAATAACTTGTTTTGTTTCTATTGTGTTTAGTTTATCTAATAAGTTTCTAATATCCATGATTATTTCCGATTATGATTTACTGGTTGCTCTTAACATCCATGCGTGTTTTTTGTGTGCGTCTTGACGCTCTGCTAAAAAGTTACTTAGTCCGTGAGCACCGTTTTGTTCTGCAAGTTCGTAAACTTTAGCAATAATTTCTAAGATAGCATTATTATCAGCCATTAGTTGTGTAACCATTTCTTGCGCAGGAACAACACCTTGAGGTTCTTCGAGTATAGATAACTCACTAAATCTACCAATGCTCATTGGAGCATATGATCCTAATGCACGTATTTCTTCTCCAAACTGGTCTACACTTCCATATACTTCACTGTAAATTTTTTCAAATAACTCGTGTAGTTGTAGAAATAGCGGTCCTTCAACATTCCAGTGAAAGTGATGTGCTTTCATATAAAATAAAAAGGTATTGGCTAACGCCACTTTCATACCTTGTTTTAAATCGTCCATTATTGTTCATCCCCTTCGTTTACTGGAATACATTTATCTTTACCGTTTTTAGTGCCTGCATACTTGTAACCTTTCCAGCAAGCCTTACCGTCGGCACCTTTTTTCTTTTTAGTTTCTTGAATACTCTTAGCTCTGTTGGTTGCGTTAGGATAACCAGTTGCCGCACCACCAGGTGTTGTATTGAAATCTTGTTTTGGATATTTTGGTTCTACAGATTTTGTTGGAGTTTCAGGATTAAGCATACCACCCGCCGCAAACAATCCTCTTTTATCTCTATAGTCTCTTATTTGATTAGTTACATCTAATATTATAGCCGCAACAGTTCCAGGCCCAGGTTCTATTCCAACAATACCACTAACCATGGCCATTGCCGCACCTAAATAATCATGATCATTAAAAATGCGATCCACGGCATCTAATGCACTAAATCCTACATTGAGTCCAGGAAACGCTTTGATCAATGCACGATCAATAATCTTTTTCATTATAGCAGGAGGAATATCAATTTTGTTTGCTAATGCAAACTGTTGAGCTAGCTTTCCTACATAGGCAACACCGGCTGCGCCAATGCCCTGTACTGCTGGACTTTCTGCTGGCGGTCTCATACTTGTATCAGTTACTTCTTTGACCTTCTTATTCAATACACGTTCTGCTACTTGTTTAGCTTTTTTTTGTATTGATTGTTTTCTTTGTTCTTCAGTTTCAGTTACACGAGATTCAACAAGTTTCATGTACGGGCCAATTAAACTTGGACCTTTAACTCTTTCTTCTTTAACTGGCTTACTATAGTGTTGCATTGCCATTTGAACTGGTAATGTAACTTTGTGTGGGCTAGTACCTTCGTTTAAAACTTTAACATCATGTTGTTTTACGATTGATAAAAACTTACTAAGGTTGTTTTCTTGTACAGAAGAATTTTTAACTTGAGCCATTGCACGATTATATGTAGCTTCTTTAGACTTGTTGCCCATAGCATACATATCCTTGGTACTAATAACATCGCCATCTGGATCATTAGGTTGCCACTCTTTACTTGTAATGCCGTTTTCTTGACCAACAGTTGCCTTGCCTACACCTAGATCACTGCTTATCTTATTAGAAACAACATTCCCTTTTGCATCATGACGTTGCGTTACACGTAATGGCCCTTCGTCATAATCATCAGTAGTGTCGCCATTATCATGTTGTGTTTTTTGATACCCCATAAATCTAGGACTTACAGTATCTTCATCTTGCACTGGATCAGTTGCTGGATTATATTTGTCAGGATGTGGTTCTCCTGTTAATGCAATAGTGTCACTAACGCCGCCTATCTTTTTTAACTCTTCCCAACTAACTTGTAGTTCTTTAGGTAGTTTTTTGTTAGCTGCCGACAAGTAGGCTAACGTCTCTTCATGAGATCCAGATGACCCAGGAGGGGGAGGTTGTACTGCTAGTTGCAAGTTTGGAGTAATGCCCATAACTTTAGGCAATGTTGCTGGATCAAACATACCAGTATGATATTGTAAAAACATCACTGCTTGCTGTTTAGGGTCAGCGGCGAACTCGCCTACTGCCTCTAACTGATTTAAATCAGCTTCTTTAACCACGCGAAGAAATCGAGACATGTCGCTAGCGCCTACTACAGGTTTTGTAGCAACACCATCCATCGCCTGTAGTATACGCTTCATATCCATATTATTTTAATCCTGCAATCTTCAATACCTGTTCTAGTTCTGCACTTTCAAATGCCTTTTTAAACTGTCCTCCTTGCATTGAAGGATTTGGTTGTCTAGGAGCATTTGGCCCAGCTTCGTGGTTAGTGGGAATATCTGTAGTACTGCCGCCTGTGTAAGGTTTCTTTTTAAAATCTTGAGGAACGTCTTTATTAATATTTGGCCCAACAGTGCCGGTTAACTTACCACCATTTGTAATAGTATTAACAAGATCGTCATATGACATTGGTTTACTTTTAGTATCACCTGCTGTATCTTGAGCATCTTGTTGAGCAAGATTTTTGCCAAACTCGGCCATCCTACGCTCAACTTCGGGATCATTACTCGGAGCTTCCATCTTAGTTGAATCAGAAAACGCACCTTTGATTTTATCTAATATCCCAGGCTTTTGCATTTCTGGCGGAAGTGCTTCGGATGGTAGTTCTTTTACTAGACTAGGATTTTGTTTCATCCATGTACGTGCATCCACAACTGGCTTTAGTTGTCCATCGGCACCGGCTGGTGCGCCCCTGCCTAAGTCTATAGAATTTTTTAGATTTTCAAGACGCCATTTATATTGGGCTGCCTCCCAGGGTTCTTTAGCAGTAGCCATTAACTGTTGTAGTTGTGCTACCTGAGGATGTTCACCTTCATTAACAATGTTGAGTAGATCGCGCATTAACATAATATTATCCGTTTAAATGTTGGACCAATGCTTTAAGACGATTTAGTTCAACTGATTCATTTACAGCGTATACAGAAGATTGTGCTTCTTTAACTTTCTTTTCAGAACCAACTGCCTTGCCTACTGCGGCTCTACGATTCTTTAAGTACTTGTCGCTTTTATCGCTATCACCATCGTTGTCGATGTCGTTATCTTCTTTACCGACTGGATCTAAAGATTCGTTCTTAGCGGCATTCTTCCACATAGCGGCAGCGGCAATCTTCTTACCTTTCTCACCACCACCAGCAGCCTTGGCTACTTTGTCAAAGCTCTTACCTGGTTTACCAATGTCACCACCTGCGGCTGCTTTCTTAGCCAATGCTGACTTAGCACCTGCGCTCATACCTGCACTTGGTTTGCCTGCTTCTTTTAATCTACCATCTTTTTCTGCTGACTTTAACATGGCTGCACGATCTGCATAGCTACCACGCTTAACATCTTTGGCAGCATCCTTCTCGCCTTGTGTAGGATTCTTAACATGCTTCAACGGATCAAACTTGTTACCTTCGGAAACTTTTTTTGCTCTACCTGTAGAAGTAGTAGTCGTTGCATATTGATGTATTTGATCGATCTTTTTATGGTTGCCTTTTTCGAGAGCGTCCTCTGCGCTTTGCTTTAAGTTTGCACCGGGGCTTTTGCTTTTGCCAATTTGATTTACTTTCATAGCAGAGTCTTGACTTTTTTGCCCGCGAGGTGCGGCTTCATACATGCCACATTCTTTTAGTCCATGTACTGGACACTTCTCGCCTTTGTCTGTATGGTTGCACTTGGCAGCTTCATTAACTTTTTTCTCTTTCTTACCAGCACGTAAGGCAGCTAGATCTGATTTTTCAATTTTCTTATCACCGTCAACGTCTAGTTTTTTCTGATCACCTTTAAGTGCTTCGTCAACTTTCTTACCGTCTTTAACACGAGTTACTGAACCTTTGCCAAAACGCTTTTCCCATGCCTTGCCTTCTTTTTCAGCGGCTTTGTCAGCTGCCTTGTCACCTGCTTTTTCGGCAGCACTTTGTGATTTAGCTTTGCTTGCAATCTCGCCGTGCGGCTCATCAGTAAAACGATCTGGATTGTGTGTATGACGGGTTACGTTTTGACCCTTGTCATTTTTAAAGCGAGTGATTTCACCACCAGTTGAAGATTTTTCTTCTTTAACTTTTTCAGCTTGTGCTTTCTTAAGTTCTGCAACCTTAGCCTTAGCTTCCATTAACTTGCTCTTAAGAGCGGCTTTTTGGCTTTCGCTTAATACATCACTGTTATCTAGTTTATGACCGTAGTCGCTAAACTCCATTTCATATTCTAAATAGTGATATACGCTGGCAATATAGTCGGCAGCTTTAGTGATCTTAGCTTGTACCCAAGCTTCAAGTTGATCATCATCTTGAATTTTCTTGAATAGTTTATAGCTGTAGTTGGCCAACTTAAATAAATCAGCTTTGGCCATTGCGCCTTCTTGATCTATTTCTCCGTTATCTAATCCTACTACTTCTGCGTTAGCCTGTGGCTCCATTCCTGGATTTGTTGCGTCTAATTCGTCTTGCATGGTATAACTCCGTTATCTTTATATATTTAGCGTCTTTTGATGACTGATGACTCGTTTGCAGGACCGCCGAACAAGTTTCCTTTTTTGCCCTTCATATCTAACGCATTAACGGCTGTTCCTGCTTTAGTTTTAGGCTGTACTACCTTAGGTTGTGGGGGTGCCTTTGTACCACTTTGTCCTCCCCAAGGACTACCAATATAGCTCTTTTTGCCACGTGCTTTACCCGGGCTAATAGCTGGATTATCTACAGTTCCGATACTGGCAGCTGAAGTTGCACCAGCTGAAGCAGATTCTGCTACACTATCCGGTTCGCCAAATGGGTATACTTGTAACCATTGAGTTCCTTGTTTTTGTACCCATTTATGTGGATCAAACTTACTACGAATAATACCGTGTACTTTTAAAGCGGCTTCTTGTGAACCTCTAAAACCTTGTTGATGTGCAGAACGTTCTTCGTGGTTTGAAATCATACGTTGTTTAAGCCTACCATCTTTATAGATGTACATAAGATTAGCTTCGTCGTCGATGTCTCTACGTTGGCGACCCATTCCTGATACGCTAGAAGCATAGTCTCTATCGTATGCATCCATCCTACCGTGACTGCGATAAAATCCTTCGTCTAAATCTTTAATTTTCATATTATTTTCCTACTGGTTTTTCACCAGTCATATAAGGCAAACTAAACCATAACTTAAACCATTCAGGTGTTCCTGGTTTAATGTTATGTTGCTTCATTAACTCGCCTTTGTTATCACCGGTAACACTGATGTTACTACCCTGTTGTACTCTTAGCTCATGTAGCCTTGCTTGACCGCCTAGTCCTCCTAGGCCAGCAAGTGCTTTCATTTCATGTATAGGATCCTCAGGAGTAAGGTAGCAATCATCATTGCTATCTTGATTTAAATCTTGTGTTGTAATCCTATACTGTTTCATTATACACCGTATTGATTCTTTTTGCGTTTAGCAGTTGGACTTATCTTGTTAGTAGTTGGAAGCTCTTGACTGCGCTTTCCACTCCAGTTTTCAATCCTTCCGCCACCGACTGCTAGACTAGCCGCCTTGACCATTTCAGCTTCTTCTTCGGTATAAGGTGATAGCAATGGATCTCCACCAATCCAGTTGTCAGCTTCTGCTTTAGTTGGATAGTCTGGAGCACCTGCTAGTGCAATACCCATACGCCAACCTAAATATGCACTACCCGAACTTTGATTTAAATCAGGCATTGTTATTGCATTTTTCATTGCGGCTTTTTGTGTTGGATCTGGCTTTTTAGTAATGCCCTTGGCCTTTATACCGGATGCATTAGTTGTGCCTTCTGCAACAGCTGATGATTTTACATCCTGTAGCATTTCGTTATACATTTCTTCTAGACGAAATGCATCAAGATTCTTTTGTGGTGTTCGTTTATTAACATCTGCTGTGCTATTTTGTTTAGTTATAGTACCAACACCTGCTGGATCTTCTTTAACTTTTTTATGACTTTTATAGCCTTTATTTTTCATCCAGTTAGTAAGAGCATAAGGGTTATCGATCTCCTTGTGCTTCTTCATGGCCTTAACAGTACCTTCCCAACCTTTAGGAGCATCTTCAACTACTACTTGATCTACTTGCGGATATATTAGGCCCGCCGCTGCCGATATAGGGTTAGCTGGTTTAACTTCTAGTCGGCCGTCTTTGGTAATCTTTCCAGTTGTCTCACCGATCAGTTTACCGTTGTGACGAACTTTTAGATTAGTTAAGCCTTCATTTATCTCTAAAGAATGATGACCACCGTCTTGTCTAAACTCTGGCATGCTAGGCATAGCTAGTGTTTCTTTTAATCCTAGCCCATCTCGAACTGCTTGAAATAATGTTTTACCGTTTACAGTTATAGTATTTGGTACCTTAGTAGCCGCCGCAAATGCCTTTGGATCATTATCAATAGCCGCTTGTCTAGCACTGGTAGCACTGGTTACACGTTCGTTTTCATAAAACTCAAACGGCTTGAAGTTATAATATCCGTGAGCACTTTGAACGCCATTATATTGTTCTAATGGAGGTTTCATTGCAGGCATGTCTTCGTCACCTGCTACAAATGTAGCACTGGTATAACCTTGACTGTATATCCAAGCCGCTGCCTGTAAAAATGTTTTGATACTAGGATCGGTAACAAAGTGATGACCTAGATCGGGATTTAATGTTTTAATCCATTCAACTTTTTCAGCATAAGGAATTGGATTCTTTTTCTTATCGTGACTTTTACTGGTAAAGATAAACCAGTCACCGCCCTTGGCATTTGCTTTAACAGCACCAAATAAACTTTGATGTCCGTAGTGCGGTGGATTCATACGACCAAAACAAAATGAAGCATGCTTATTATTCTTTTCTTTTTCTTCAGCGTTGGCCGCTGCCTTGGCAAGACCTACAGTCTTTTTAGCAGTTTTTTCAACTGGAACTTCTGCGGCCTTAGTTGCTTTTGCAGGTTTAGCAAGTCCGACAATATCATCAAGTGTGCCTGCGGCTCTTGCTAAGTTAATTTCGAATATTTGTCTTACTTTCATTATGGTGTCCACTTTGGCAATATTTCGCCGCTTTGATGTTTTACATCCTGCCTTGGCACGTACTTAACATGATCTGCGTCAGTGTGAGTATCATACTGAACCCACCCTTCGGAGTTAAGCACTATAATTTCTTCAGGTGCCGTTTCTAGTTGAGATAGCAGGTGATTTTTTAAGTTCATAATCTTTTTAACAAACATAAAAATAGTAGTAACACCTGCAGGTACAGCTTCGACACGAGCACGAATATTCGCTTTCATACTGTCGCTTTTTACCATACCACCACCGCCTGCATCAACCCACATCATAAAATCATCACCGACATTGGCCAACTGACCTGCTTTAGATTTTTCATTCATGTACTTATAAATGATACTTCTAAATCCAGATACCTTAGGTATGGGTGCTAAAAACTCTTCTATTGTATTTCTATGATCTTCTATTTCTGCTCGAACAGCGTCAATCTCTTGTGTATCAACTTGTGGCTGGCTTTTAGCATAGTATGGACTAACAATAATCAGTTCTGTAGTCGGTGTTATATATTTTGTAAAATCCTGAACTGGAATCTGTTCGCCATCGTCAGCACCAAAATGTGTGAATCTTCCATGCCCAACAACCATAGCCTGGGCACCTTCTGCTATTCTTTTCCCTAGTTCGGTAGTATCAGCAATGTTATATTGTGTTTTGCTTTTTTTATTAGGATGTAAATGATATACGCCCTTAGCATCAGCTTGCGGGGGAGTTATAAACAATCCATCTGCATAAAAATAAATTTCTTGCCCTTTTCTAGGAGGCTTAGTAGCTGCCTTAAAAATATCATATAAGTGACTAAACTCTGCGGCAAACTGTTGACGTTCCGCCTGTTGATCTGCAGGTAATGATGCAGTATCGCCACTCTTGTTTAGAATGAAGTTATAGATAGCCCGACCATTAGTAAAATCATCAACGTTACTAGTTCCAGTGCCGCCACGTAACCATCCGTTATGCCCACAAAGTATAAACTGTCCGTCTTTGGTCCAGCCCCAATATACTTGTGGTGCGCCGTCCCATTTAAATCTTGTATGAGAAGTACTTGCTGTAGCAGTTCTTTCAATATGATCAAGGGCCTTTATAGCGCCATCGGCTCCCCTTAAAAAAGTCAAGTCTTCGGGGTGGTTAAATGCTCTACCTAGTTTTTTCTTAACAGGTTCAGCTGATTCACGAAAGAATAACTCTCTTAGTAACACAGTTAGTCCTTCTTTTTAATATCGTCGCACATTGTTGTACATAGTTTGTTATGTACATCTTTAGGAAGATCTTCTGGTAGCTTTCTTAACGGATATTTTTTACAATACTCTGTGTAGGATGAGTTAACAGCATCGCTAAACAAGTTTTGATGAACTTTTAGACCATTTTTTGTGCGCTGTTTGTATTTTAAGATTGCAGGATACACATGACGACGATATACATCATCATCGTGATGCATAAAAAATAACAAATCATCGGACAGATCAAACTCTAGTTGATCGTCGATTCCGTTGTGATTCTTATCTTGAATATGTTCTAGCAGTTCGTTAATGCGCATTTTGAGCCCAAAGTTTTAATAAAATGCTGAAACACAGCATTTTTTGATTCTTAGAGTATTTATCGCATTTTGAAAATGTCTAAGTTAGTTATTTTTAATGATTTTTTCTACTTTAGAAATAACACCGCCTAACATCATGCGTATAAGCAATAAATTGTTATCACCGGTAACATAAAAGTGAGTCCCACCCCAGCTAGTGTTTTTAGTCAAATCTCGTCTACAACTTTTTGTAACCTTGACCTTTTTATTTTGATCAGCCCAGTTAAGAAATGTTGTGTAGTTTTGTCTAGTTCTGCCTACAGTAATTTTAAAATCAAAGTCAACCTTTGGCATTATTACTGTATTGTGTTCTAAGTTAGAATTTGCACTGGGTACACTAATATATTTTACATGATCTAAATCGGCTAGTGCTAGTAGGTCAATATTTGATCTTGTGTTAGTATATACAGTAAGTAACGGTGATTCTACTCTTATTTCGTAATCTTGCATCTGCTGTAATGTTTTTACAATACCAATGCAATAGTCGAGCACATCTTTAGTTTTAATACGGATTGGAGATTTATTATCATTGATATTAAAGTTTAACAACCTATCAAGTGCGTTGTCTAAATCATTCCCCCGCATTAAAGGAGAAGCAGGGCATACCAATACTATCTTGTATTGGTATTTCCCCCAGAATAATCTTCTTGTTTCTTTAACTAGCATTTTCTGTAGTTAGCTCTGCTGTTAACAGCGGAACTTTTGGTGCCTTAGGTCTTGTGATTAACGATAGTTTATTATCAACTACACTAATAGTAACCCATCCGCCGTTCTTTAGGTCCCCAAACAACATTATTTTAGCAAGGTCACGTTTAATTTCCTTGTCAATAACACGTTGTAATGGACGAGCACCCATCTTAGCATCAAAGCCTTTTTCGATTAACCAGCTGACTGCTTCTTTATCAATCTTAATACGAACTGCTTTTTCTTTAACCTGTTCACGCAACTCATCGATAAACTTAGTAACAACTTTGACCATTGTTTCTTTACCTAACTTGTTGAAGGTAATGATACCATCAAGGCGGTTACGGAACTCTGGAGTAAAGAATTTCTTTAAATCCTTGTCACTATAATCTTTTTCTTGTGTACCAAAACCAATAACATTCTTTTCAGCATCTGCCGCACCGGCATTAGTAGTTAAGATAAGGATCAAGTTACGGCAGTCAGCACGTTTACCATTTGAACCTGTAATAAAACCGTTATCCATCATCTGCAACAATACTGTTGAAACATCTGGATGTGATTTTTCTACTTCGTCAAACAACAGAACAGCATTTGGATTCTCTTGAATCTGTGTAATCAACAAGCCTGCGTTTTCTTCAAAGCCAACATAACCAGGAGGACTACCGATTAGCTTAGAGATGCTATGCTTCTCTTGGTATTCTGACATGTCAAATCTTAACAACTTAACACCTAAGTGCTTACTCAGCGCCTTAGCAGTTTCGGTCTTACCGCAACCAGTTGGCCCCATAAACACAAAGCTACCAATGGGTTTATTGTCAGGTTTTAGTCCTGCTTGGGCAACAATAATTTTATCTACTACTTCTTGTAATGCAGTATCTTGTCCATATACTTCGGCACCTAGATTATCTTGTAGTTTAGATAAGTTAGTGCTTTCAGTTTCCATAACTTGCTCTTCAGGCAAGTTAATCATTTTGCTGAGTTCATACTGAATTTCTCTTTCAGTAATAATACGCTCATCAGCTAACTTAAGATTGAAACGACTACATGCCACATCAATTAAGTCAATGGCTTTATCCGGCAACTTCTTATCTGCTTGATATTTAACTGACAACTTAACAGCCGCTTGTAGCGCATCATCTTTAATCTTAACTTTATGGAAGTCTTCGTAATACTTCTTAATACCTTTAAGGATTTGTAGTGTAACTTCTGTAGTCGGCTCGTCAACAGTAATGCGTTGGAATCGGCGCATTAGGGCACGATCTTTCTCAAAATGCTTGCGATATTCTTCCCAAGTAGTCGACGCTACAACTTTAATGTTGCCTTTAGACAACGCAGGCTTCATCATGTTAGCAAGGTCGTTAGCAGAGTTGCTTGCTGAACCTGCACCACTAATCATGTGTGCTTCGTCAATAAACAATACAGTCTTACCTTTCTTAGCAAGACCTTTAAGTACCATCTTGAATCGTTCTTCAAAGTCACCGCGATATTTACTACCAGCTAACATAGCACTAATGTCTAGATTATAAACTGTATAGTCTTTAAGGAAATCAGGAACTGCACCTTTAACAATATTAAAAGCAAGACCTTCTGCAATAGCAGTTTTACCAACACCTGGATCACCAACAAGAATAACGTTGTTCTTGCTACGACGACCCATTGCAAGTGCAATATTTTCTAGTTCATCAATACGACCAATAACTGGATCAATCTTATTTTTATTAACTTGTTCGTTAAGGTTTGTTGTAAATGCCTTAAGAGCCTTGTCAACTTGCGTATCTTGCACTGGTTCTTCCTGGTCATCACTATTAACATTGCTATTGAGATAATCAGCAAACTTGTCTTTATCAATATCTGCTTGAGCAATATAAAAATGTGCCCAGCTACGCTTCTCGCCCATCATGGCAAGAAATACATCAGCAGGTTCAATGCGTTGACGTCCGTTAAACAATACCTGTGTAAATGCACGATTAAGAACACGCTCAACGCTTTGTGTTTTCTTTGGCTTTACAACCACTTCATTAACAGTGATTTCATCACATTTATTTTTAAGATAATGTTCGATATTCTTTTTAATGTACTCGGGATCCGATCCGTATCCCTGTAAGCAGTTTGAGAATGAATCATCTAAAAGCATTGCAAACAACAGATGTTCTATTGTTAAGTATTCGTGCTTTAACTGTTTAGCAGTATCAATAGCTTTTTCAAATACTGCTTGTAAGTTATCACTTGGTTCAACCATTATTGTTCCTTCTTATTGGAGTTGTCAGTATATTATACACTTGTTATTAAAAATGTCAAACTGTTCGAACTTAAAAACCAAGTTCGGCGTTGATTTGAGAAAGTCGTTGGACTAATGTAGGATCGGTAACGGGTATAGGAACAATTTTTATAACCGCAATAAACTTTCCTCGATAATCGGAGTTAACACTTGGAAAACCGTGCCCGTTGCTGGCATATTCAACACCAGTTTCAACACCGGGTCTTACATCCACTGGAAGTTTAGATCCGCCTAGAGTAGTAATGATTTTTTTACATCCTATCATTGCTTCAATAGGAGTCACTTCAAGATTAGTATACAAGTCTGCGCCCCGTCTTTCATATCTTGCATCGGGCATTACAATAATAGTTACATTCAAATCGCCACGCGGCATATTGGGAACACTATCATCGCCTAATCCACCATATTTAATAGTAGAACCGTGTTCGATACCGGCCGGCACATTGATCACTACAGTTTGATGTTTTCCTGAAGGCAGTTTGTAACTTGCTTCAAGTTGTTTTCCGTTATATGAATCAACTAAAGTTATTTGGCATTGTATATTTAAATCTCGATTTCTTCGTATTTGTCGACCAAAAATATCAGCAAATGGATGTGAACCAAATGGTCCACGCCCTCCAAAAATATCAGGAATGTCTTGAAATCCTTCAGTATGGAATCTAACTTGAGGGCCGCCACCATATTGTCGTTGGTGATCGTATTCTGCTTTCTTTTGTGCGTCACCGAGAATGCCGTACGCATTTTGAATTTCTTTGAACTTAGTATCATCACCGCCCATACGGTCAGGGTGATGTTTCATTGCAAGTTTTCGGTAAGCCGATTTAATCTCGTCTTGTGAGGCGCCTGGATCTACGCCAAGTGTTTGGTATAGGTCATTCATAGTCGTAAAAATAGGGTAAGGTCATAATAGTAATTATACTATCTGACACTTACCCTGTCAAGAGTTTGATTACTTTTTCTTGGCTGGTTCTGGAACTTTGTCGCCTTCTACTTTCTTGTGAGTTTTGATTTTCTTACAATCTTCAGCTTGCTTACCAGTTTTCTTATCCATTACAGCTTTACCTGCTTTGTCTACCTTTGGTGTACAAACTTCTTTTACTTCTCCGCCAGCAAATGCTGTGCTAGCAAATGCAATGGCTAATAGTGCTAATAGCTTTTTCATAATATTTTCCTTATAATACGGGTTGATCAAAATCTGGAACAATCTTTTTACCGCTGGCTGTAGTTCCTACACCACCAAATGTTTGTGTTACTGTTGTTGAAACTGGTGCCCCGAATGCTGGCGTTGCAGGTGCGCCTCCAAAGCCGCCTCCGCCAAAGCTACTTGCGGTGTTCCCGCCAAGTGGTGCTGAACCAAAACTTGTGCTGGGAGCGCCGAAGCCTCCTGATGCAGGTGGGCTAAATGCTGGTGCCCCGCTCGCAAATCCTGTTGCTGGTGTTTGTAGTCCGCCATTGTTTGCTCCGTTAAGTTTTTCTTGTGTACGACCGAAAGCCGCAATACCAAGTACAGCACCCATCGCAATGTGGAACAAACCGGCACCTTGAAGTGTTAGTGGATTCCATTGTGTGATTTGTGTATGAGTAAATGTTTGTAGTAAACTCCATAGGATTGGAAATATGACCATGTCCATAGTACAGACTAGCATATACATCCAACCCATCATTGGACGCCATTTACTGTTCATCCAATCTTCTTTTTTCTTTTCTGAATCGCTCACTGCTACTTGATCTGCCATTGTTCGCTCCTTTGGCTTAATATACTACTATTTATTTGATGCTATCAAATATCTTCTTTTGGCTATTATACCATTCTATCCATGCATTATACTTTTCTCTAAGAGCATAGTATTTTCCAGCATTTTCGTTGGCATTTTCTATAATATCGCTTAGTTCTACTTTTTTGCTAGCATCTAACGGTGTTAGCTTTCCAGCAGGTTGCATTAATACTTCTGGTGCATCTGGGAACTTAACAACTACAGGAGCAGTGCCGCACCCAGTTACTAGAGTAACGAGGATTATTGCTAAAAACTTTTTCATTTTTTCTCCTCTGTAGGATCTGCTACTGCTTGGTTGTAATCAATAACTGCAATTTCTGGAACTTTACATTCTGCATTGATTAGTTCTTTGTCTTTTTGTATGATTGTTTTAACCACTTCTACTTTCTTTTCTACAACCTTAACACGTTCAACAACCTTGGTTTGTATTACAGTATTAACTTGTTGTGATTTTTCTTCGGCGGCTTTGACTTTTTCTTCTAGTTCTTTAACACGAGCTTGCCATGCTTCTTGAACACCATATCCACCAAAGAAATATGCACCAAATACTAATAGTACAACACCTACTAGTTCTGCTGGTAGTTTGTATTGCCCCATCATAGGGATCCATTTTACAAGTTTGCTAGCAACGTAGAGACCTACGCCCAGCGTAAACATTATATAATAGATCCAAACAAACAGACTATCTGGAATAAGACTTAACATCCATCCAAGCTGACTCATATTAACCACCTAATACGTGTAGTGCGTGTTGATAATGCTTTTGACGATCTTCTAATCCTAATGTACCACCGTTAATACGCTTGGTCATTGTTAGAATATCACCGCTATCTGCAAACTGATTTAAGTTGTTATTTTCCCAGAACCAAGCGGCACTTTGTACACAACCTTCAAAAGTTGTTAGGTGCTCACTAGCTTCGTCTAAGCTGATTTCTAAACTTTGTGCATAACGTGTATAGTTGTCTTTACCAGTCAACTGGATAAGACCACGTCCACAGAACTTCCAACCATCACCGCTTTCTTCTGGACCATTGCCCATACGGTTAGCGTAAGCTCTGTTGGCAATACGCTCTGGCTGCTGTGCATACTGACGTGCTACATCAATATTAGGAAAATAACGCGGCCAAACTTTACATAAACTTTCTGCACGATAGTTTAGATTTTCTTTGATAGCACGATACCCACCAGACTCGTGTGCTGTTTGTGCTAGGAAAGCCGCAACACGTGGAACTGTGTTAATATCATAGTCTGGAAGAATTTCGCATAATGCTTCAAACCAGTGATCAGCATAAGGATTTTTTCCTATGATCGCTTCAAACTTTTCCTGCGTAAAATTAAAATCAAATCTATTTGCCATTATAGTTTCTCCAGGGCAACAGCCCAACCTTTATTTTCAAATATAAATGTATTTCCTACTTTAGTAATATTGTAGTTACCAATATACTTAGTAAAAAACATAGTTTCAGCAATGTCCTTGCTTTCTAACATTATCGGACCTTTAACACTGTCATACACATCTGTTTTAGGGCCGCTTGCTACTATGTTAAACTTAACAGGACTACCCCATGCATTTTTAAATGTTATTGTTTCATCTAACACACTTGTTTCACTTACATAGCTGTTAGAGAAAAAGTTACTAAAGTTGTTTAAGCTATATTCGTCTACCGCTCTATCATAAGAACTTCCGTCAATAGGAACAAACTTTCTTATATTTTCTTCAGTGGCTTCATGGCTTCTGAAACTTTTATAGTATCTAAACTTAAACTTTTCAATGCTGGTTAGTTTTTCTAACCCGTCAAGTATTTCTAATATTTGTTCAGGTAAATGTCTTGATCTTTCAATCTCAACATAAACACGATATCGATCATCTTCCATTTCCCCGGGACTAACATCTGCATCTAAAATATAGTTGTAACCCATTTCAAGGAAGTTTTCTAAATCTTTAGCAGGCTCATCAAACTCAACAGTAAAACTTAATACACATGTATCACGGTCGTTGCCTAGTTTACTTTTGTAGCAATCAATGCCAAAAATATGATCTACTAAATTTATTAAATCGTTTTCTCTTAGCGCCATAGTTATTCCTTATGCCGCCGGAGGTGCTGACGGTGCTCCACCTGGTGCAGGAGCGGCTCCTGCTGGTGCTGCCGCCGGAGCTGGTGCAGGTTGTGCCGGCGCCGCTGTTTGCTTAGCCGCAGTTCCGCCTGTACCTTGTAAACTTTCCGCATCAGACATATCTTCTTTCATTTTATCCATATATCCTTTATAGATATCAAATGCTAGTTTTTTAGGCATTGTGATTTCTACAATCCATACAGGATGATGATCAAGTTTACCTTTCTTTGTTCCAGGGCGAAAATCGTCGGGTGTTTTAATTTTTCTAGGCTCGACAACATGACTTTTTTGATAGCTGATTTTACAACCAATATCTAATAGCCTACTACCGCCTACTGGATCAGGCATCTTATCATGTGGCCACATAAAACCGCATGTGATCCAATGACGGCTAACTTTAGGACCGTAGGCTAACTCACCGTCAATCCAGTTTTTGTATACGTACAAATCCATTTCGTCTAGTACACGCTCAAAGTCTTTTAAAACACCTAAACTAGAGTTGTTTTCGTAAAGATCTTGTATATTGCGTATGACGTCTAATATATCATGCATTTTTAAGTCCTAGAAGCTTCTATACTTATTTAGCTGGTTTAAAATCATAACGTATCAGTTTATTATTTGTCTAATACAGTAAATAACTGTGTAGGACCTCTGTAGTTATCGAGGCGGTCACTACAAGTCCTACTATCATTTAGTAGGAGACAACTTAATGAGTAAGAGAGTGAAGAAACGTTTTACTTCAAACGTAAATGTGATAGATTTTAATAGCTATCATCCTCAAAAAAAACAGCGTGTAAGCCTGTATCCGCGTAATAACGCACAAAAAATCTACCTTGAAAAACTACAAGACGATAGCAAAAGCATAGTGTTTGCTATGGGTCCTGCAGGTACGGGTAAAACTTTGTTAGCAGTACAGACTGGCATTAAAATGTTTCAAGAGGGAAAAGTAGAAAAACTCATAGTTACAAGACCCGCCGTTTCAGTAGATGAGGATTTAGGATTTTTACCAGGCACACTTAATGAAAAGATGGCACCATGGACAAGACCTATTTTTGACGTATTAGGAGAATACTATCAACAGAAAGATATAGAGAATATGCTCTATGAAGGTGTAATAGAGATTAGCCCGTTGGCCTATATGCGTGGCAGGACATTTAAAAATGCCTATGTTATTGCAGACGAAATGCAAAATGCCACTGTAAATCAGATGAAGATGCTACTAACCCGTTTAGGAGAGGGCTCTAAGATGGTAGTCACAGGCGACCTAGCCCAAGCTGATAGACTAAATGATAATGGATTAATAAATTTTTGTAACCTATTAAAAGGGTCTAAAAATTTAAAGCATATCGATAGTGTCGAGTTTGATGCTCGAGACATAGAAAGACATCATGCCGTAAAGGAGGTGTTATCGATATACGGTGATTAAAAAAGGGCCTCAGGGCCCTTTTTTTATTTGCTCTACAGTTACCCCTGACTGTTGGAGAAATTGTATTCCAGTTTCGCTACGATAAGCGTCACGATAAAAGACACTCCGAATGCCAGACTGGTATATAAGTTTGGCACAATCCAAACAAGGAGCGTGAGTAATAAACATAGTAGCATCAGCACCAGATTCAGTGCTTTTAGCCAACTTAGCGATTGCATTTGTTTCAGCATGTAGTACCTCCGGTTTAGTTTTTAAGCCGTATCTATATTCTTCTTCAGCATCTTCATTGTATTCAGTGTACGGATATTTCTCATCGAACTCTTCAGGACTAATCCACCCACCTGCTCCAGAGTCGTACACTCGATCTTCACAGTTGTTATCCCAACCAGCCGGCATGCCATTGTAGCCAATAGATATAATACGATCATCTTTGACAATAATAGCACCTACATGTAATCTACGTGCATGAGAAAGCTCTGCAAATGTTTCCGCAGTTTTTATGTAGGCTAGTTTTAGCTTTTCTTTCATATGTACTGTAGTCTAATAAGTGTTGCTGACAGATTAATTTCTGGGTCACTTACTAGAGTGTGGTCAACCATACCTTGTTTAATAACAAGGATTGCCTTTTCTTGTTTAGCATCATCACCGAATAAAGCAATGTTATCGTACAACCATCGGTATATATCTTCAATCTCTTCAGGTCGAGCTTGTCCGCAGACTAGTTTACGGGCTTCACTAATCTTACCCGCCTTGAACAGTTCAACCATTTGAATTTTATAATCGGCTTCACCTGTGTCGCCTTTTTCTGGACTATGCAATGACCCGTCCATACTGTTCATTTGCACCATGTTAATGCACTTACGCAAATCTGGATAAGTTGCTTTGACAAATGTATCTAGCGTATCGATGTCAAAAGTAACTTCTTCTGTAATAAGAATAGTTGCTACACGAGCAGTAAACTCATTCTGATCAACTTTTTCAATATGAAAACCTTGGCAACGACTATGAATAGCAGGAATAATCCTGTTAGGATAGTTGCAGGTTAAAATAAATCTAGCAGTTGAATGATATGTTTCCATAACACCACGAAGTGCCGCTTGTGCATTTGGCGACAAGTAATCTGCTTCATCAAGTAGCACAACTTTAAAGTTACCAAACGGAATCATCTGTACAAAGTTTACGATTTTATCTCTTACAGTTGCTACATCGTTTTCTCGACTAGCGTTAATCTCTAAAATGTCAAGATCATTAATGTCTAGCTCATTAAACAAGATTTTAGCCAGAGTAGTTTTACCAATACCAGCCGCACCACTTAATAGCAAATGAGGAATACTGCCGTCTTTAATCCACATTTCGATTTGTTGTTTTTGATGTGAATCTCTAAAAACATAATGCTCTAATGTTTTAGGCCTGTATTTTTCTACCCATAGTTCTTTCATGTTTTATCTCTTTGTAAATATTTTTTGGTTTTTAAATATACACCGTTGAAAGTCCAACGATATAAACGTAACTGATCTAGCTTTTTATCATCTGCAGGAATACATTCTATTTCAAGATCAACTGGTTCAAGTGGAACCAGTTGTATCATAGGAGTTCCAGCCGCAATCTCTATTTCTTTAGTTTGATTAAACGGCAGTGGCGGTAAAAACATATTGATGTTTAAGGCATGCTGATATTTAAACTCAACAACCCCAGGCGGCACAATAAAATTTTGATGATCTTCTCGATTCCAAGTAGTGTCAATCAACATAAATGGCACAACTCGATCGGTTTCAAACATCCATACGTTATGCAGTTTAACGTGAGTCCAACCTTTAAATGCGCCGCCCCTTGCTTCAACAGGGTGAGTATCCTGTAGTTCTATTTTACGGTTATTAGGAGTTACAACATCCATAAGACCACTGTTACTCCATTTAATTTTGTAATCTTCCCATAACGGAACAACAAAACCTCTTTTATACAAATCGTTAAACCCTGGGCATACTTTGATAGTAGGGCCAGATACACGGTTGTAATTAACATATGGGTCAACGTTTTTAAACCATTGAGGAGTAAACTTTTTAGTTTCCTCAACTGGAAATAAGTCTATTAGCTGAGGCCACGGCGAGTAACAACGTACTTTTACCTTTGGGGATTTTTTCCAAAATAACATATTATTCTTCTGTCTCGTATTCTAAATCTATGTCGCCGCAAACTGGACAAGCTAAGTTGCCAAACTCTTCTTCAGCGGTGGCCTCGTCTATTACTCCACTCCAACCGCAACAAATACATTTAATGCGATGGGATTCCATTTAAACAAGTTCTTCTACAATGCCTAATGCTTCGGCTAAGATAAATCCAGCACCGGCAAATATTAGATTACCGCTAACTAGGCAACCGCCAGCAACTATTCGGATTGCACTTTTTACAAGGCTAATATATAAATGTTTTTTTGGATCTGGATGTTTGAGTTCAGTAGTTTCGGGTGTACCCGGGGTATCTAAAACTGCTTTTGCTTTTTTAATATCTTCTACTGCTTCGCCATGTGTGCTCATATGAATCTCCTTATACTAGTACAGTATACAGGAGAGAACAGGGCTTGTCAATAGCCCTGTTGCTCATTTAGTTTATATTATTGTTCGAAACTTGGTCTTGCAAAAGATGCAGGATCAAACTCAGCGTGTGATACTTTAGAATGATATCCATAAGTATTATCTCCTGGATCTTCATCAGTTACCATTAATATTGCATTGATGTCAGCTCGACGAATAACAATCTCGTTGCCGTTGTCGTCTTCAACTTTTACACCACGTGTCCATCGGCCATGTTCGAGTAGAATCCATTCTCCGACTTGAACATCTTTTTGTTCTGGACCAATGGCCCAAACACGACCCCAACGATGCCTAATGCCTTCGCTTTTACCATCGTCACTTGGTAATACAATACCGCCTGCTGTTACCCGTGCGTCAAAGTTCATATCTGTAACAAGTATGTTATCACGCAATGGTACAAGTTTACCTTTGACTACGTTCATTATTCGTTACCTTTTGGATCCATGTTCTCTATATTTTTTGTTCTGCGAGTTGGTGTTTCTTCAGGAACAGTTTGCGGATGATCTTGATAGTACTCTTTAAGCACATCTTCACGTTTTTTAACAATCTTGCCGCCTGGGCCGAGTTCGTCGCCGCGGGCATTAACTCGAGCGTTGCCAACTGCAACAGTCATTTCGTTTTGCATAGCTAGTTTATGCATATCTACCTCTTTACCCTGCATTGAGCGGTAAACGGTTCTTTGTTGTTCTTTCATTGCCATATTAATCTCCTTGGATTATAGTATTACTTATCTCAGGAATTCACGCCAGTCTAAATTATATTTGATACTATCGACTTTATGAACGCCTATTAAAAACAGTATATAACTTGCTACACTAGATCCACGTCCTAACCCCCAAACTAGATTATTAGTACGCATAGTGTCTACAAAGTATTTTAACCATTTTAGCAAATCTAGCATGTTTCTTGCTTTGTACGCTTCCAACTCTTCTTGGACTCGAGTGTGCTGTGGATCCCATGGCGGTGTTTGTTGCCATATCCATGCTTCAATATCCATTGTTTTGTACTCGTCGGGCATATTCCAAACACTTTGGCATGCCTTATCGTAATCTTCTACATTAAAATGTGTTTCGTATGCAGGTACAAATTTAAACCCAATAACATTTTCAAGCTCTTTAATAGCAGTTGTTTTTTCATCAATAATCACTGTGTCATTGACATTAAACTGATAACCATTATAAATGGCATCAAATAAATCAGATTCGTTGAATATTGGATTAGAGTATTTGTCTAGGCGCATAGCCTATATTTTAACTGACATTAATCAGTTTGTCAAGTCCTTTATCTCTGTTTTCATATTGAGCTTGCCAAAGTTTATTTCTTCTTTGTTCAAGCTCTTCTTTATAAACATCAAGAACTGACGCAATCTGCATCCGAACTTCAACATTGTAAGTCATAAAATATTTTTTGGTTAAATCATTTATTTTAGATTCAACCTCACTATCTTTTAATGTTGACAGTTCAGTAACCAACGGATGCATTAGAACTCGCCTAGATATCTCAAAAAGATTTTTGAAGTTCCGCTATATGTCCATGCTTCGATAACTTTATGTTTACCATTAGCATTTAATACAAATGTTGGAGCAGGGCCAACTAGAGTAATATCAGAACCCGGAGCAAACACGTTAGTAACTTCAGTAGCCAATGTTGCGGTTCTTTGTGTACCATCGCTGTATAAGTGTACTTTTACACTAGCAAATACTCCACTATCAGGCCAGTTTTTAAAAGTAACTGTTGTGTTTCCAGCAAACTTGATATAGTGCAGTTGTCCTAAACTTACATCAATAAACTGTGGAGAGTTAATATCGGCCAACTGATGTGTTTGTCCGTATAGTTTATTTACAACAGCATTTGATATTGTGTTGCCTTGGAAGTTATTGTTACTGTCAGTTTTTGCAGTTGTATCTTCTAGCATTGTAATAGCTTCTTCGGCTAATGCTAAAGATGTTTTAATCGCGGCAAAGTTTCCACGAAATCCCTGGCTGTTATTGTCTTGCCCAGCTACTGGGTAAGTTTCATCAATAAGTCCATAATTTATATTGGTCATACAGTTATCCTATCGTTTTTAAATACAAGATATTTATCTTGTGTGTAACCCTCTACAGAATCTATTATGTATCGGTCTACAGTATAGTCCAAAGATTTAAAATCAAATCCACTATACTTTATGTTTAGTATAATATCGTCAGCAGTTCCAACTTTGCAATAACAAATGGGCAATGCTAATGTATAGTCTAGTTCTTGCTTTTCACCTGGTTGGATACTACGCATCCAAAGCGGCAAATAGTTTCTTTCTGAAAACAGTTGACGATTATCGATATTTTTTGCTTCTTCTAATCGGTCTCGCCAGTTACTTATACTGTTAGGAAAATATGCATTAGGATTTGGGTTTGATACTAGATAACCCTGGCTATCAACTTTTATAATAGGGTCAGGTCTATTTCGATATGCACGATCTTCTTCTAATCGAGGAATATTTTCTCCAGCATCCCAGAAGTTTACTAGATTGTCTGCGGTAATTTTGTCTTTTTGTGTACTTGCAATAATGCGATTATCCAATCTCTTACCGTTTGGCTCTAATGGATCTAGCATTTGAATGTAGACAACTTCGTATACTTGTGTATTTGTTCCGGGTATAATAGCAGTTGCTTTTTTCACCGAACCAAATACAAAACGTTTCTTTTTATGATTAAGACCCATTGCACCGATATATGCACCTGCTTGCGTTGTTTCAATACCCGCATACACTAGCATTTTAAGTTCTTTTTGTATTCCAAATGTTGGATCATTAGGTCTATATATGCTTGCTGGTGTAAAGACGGTACTGTCAGTAATAAAGCTCTTCCAAGAAGATCTTTGATTTATCTTCAAGAACGGTTTAATACTTATATTGCTATAAACTCGAGAGTTTGGTGTGTTTACATACAAGGTAAATGTTTTAGTGCTGGCACTATAACCGTATTGGTCTCTTGCTTTAACTGTAAACTTATATTCTCTATCAACAGTTGTTGTGTCGTTATCTAATGTTGTATAAACTCTGTTCCCGTCGACAATGTCATAGAATCTAATTAGACCTGGGTTTTTGGTATCGCCGTATTGATTAACTTTACCAAGTATTTCTCCGTCTAAGTTTAATGTTAGACCAGGTGGCAAGTAGCCATCGACTACGGTATAGATTACTACAGCATCGGTAATAGTGCTAGTGGCTTCTACTTTTAATGTTGATTGATAGTTTGCATCGATTGATCCTAGATCTGGATCAGTTAACCAAGTGATAACACTGTCGATATCACCAATAATATCTACACTAAATGTTCTACTGGTTGTAACAACATCGTCATTAGTGCCGTATCTAGTTGCAGTAATGGTCCAACTGTATCGTTTTGTCACGGCTGTTTGATAAGGTACTATGCCAAATACTTCGGCTGTAGTAGGATCAAACTGCATACCAGGCGGAAGTTTAGTCAACTCCTCGTCAGTCATACTGTAGATAACAATACCTGCTGTTAATGCTTCGTATGTATCTAAAATCAATGATACATAGTTGCTGGCTCTGTAAACGCCAAGGTATGGAGGAGTGGTCCAAATGGGCTCTCGCAGATATGTATTGTCGGCGGTAAACATTCCAGAACCTGCTTGGTACGTAATGTTATCAGATCTAAAATAGTCATCCGCTACAACAAATATCTTAAACTTTCTTTGAACTATACTATCACCGTCTGTAATAGTAACAATAAACTCATAGTTTCGATTTAGTTTTTTAGGAGGTTTATTGGGTAAACTAAAATCATAGAATACCTGATCATAAACATAGCTATCATAGCCATTAGTTGGACGATAACCAAAATCGTATGCTACACTATCAAACAGCCCGTTATCATAGCTACCGTCGCCGTCTTTAAGAGTAATAGCAAGTGCTGGCTGTACAAAGCCTGTTATTACACCGTCGTTGGTTAATCGTAATCCGGGAGGTAGCTCACCGTCGCCACTTGCAACAAAAAAGTTTACAGTTTGACCTGCGGCAGTATCAGTATCAATAGCTTCTATTTGAAAGTTTACAAAAGAGCTATCAAGTACAAAATATTGTTCGTTTGTACCTATGTGTAAGTTACCCGCGGCTGTTATAAATCTTGGAGAGTCTGGGCCAGTAACAGTTAATGTAAATGTTCGATCACTAATTTGATAACCAAGCTGTGACCTAATACAAAACCTGTAGGTAGTATCCCTTGGGACTTCTTCAGGAACACCGATGATCCTTGCATTTTCTATTCTAAGACCAACAGGCAATGCACCGGATATAACACGAAATGTTGTCCCAGTTGCTGGCGATGTTTTTAATGGTAGGGGCTGATCAAAGGCCACTCGCTCTTCGAATGTACCAAATGAATAGCCTGACGGTTTAGACCATATATCGAGCATTTTTTATCCTATATACCTTATTTATTGGTAATAAGGTATTAGTAATCTTGCAGTTAAACGCTAGAATATTAGCTTAAATCTACCCATTGTAGGCTAGATCCGCCTGTATTTTGATAGCCTTGAAACTTGTTGCTTGTACTATTATAGATGATATCCCCTACTTGGGCAGTTAAAGCATCTCTAGATGTACTTGTATAACTAGGTACTTTAAACGGTACACTAGAACTTACACGGTTTGTGGCTGTTAAGGTTAATGTACTTTGAGAAGTTGTAACTGTTGGAGTTGTAACTTGCGTTGTCGAAATTGATGACACAAGTGTTACAGTTTTATCACCGTTAATGGTCACAGCAACAGCAGGAAGTGTACTAGCTGAATCTCTAGTATAAAACTCTAATGCTCCTGAAAATAGCGTTCCTACAGGTGAGCTGGTTACTCGAGCAGTAATCTGGCCTATAAAAGATGTACCAGTACCGTTACTCGCACCAAATACAATATCTCCCACCTTGTCTTGATTTATAACTGCTTGTGGGCTTGCTTGTGTGCCTCGACCCCTAATGAATCTAAAGTCAACAGTATCTTGTGTTGTATGATATTGCTCAAAGTTAAAACCAGTACCAGTTGCGGCAGTATAGCTATTTCTTACAATACGAACGTTACCGTCTACACCTTGCGTAATAGAACCAATCTGGAACTGGCTTTGCTGAGCATTCCAAAACAATCCTCGAGTATTTGATAGGACGTTTCCTGCACCTGCATAAAAAGCAATGTTTGATGCTGTGCCTGCTTTAACTTCTCCCACAGGATCAGAGTTAATGTATAAAATCTTTTTCTGTGTTGTTGGATTTACATAAGTTGAAAACTTGATAGGACTTCCTGCAACTGATCGAAGTTCTACAAGATCAGCACCTGATGCTACCAAAGGAACTGATAAGTTACCAGTTGCGCCTGCACCACCACCTGTTGCGTCTAATGCATCAGGAGTGATGACTACAAGTGGGTCAACACGATAGTTATTGCCTGGATCAACTAACTCTAACTTGCTAACGCTGGTTTGAGTTAAAAACGCTTCTAATATTGCACCACCGCCTGGGCCCACTGGGGTTACTGTAATAGTAGGGTGTCCAGTATAACCAGCACCTGCATAGGTAATATTAACAGTATTAATAGATCCGCCGCTTATTGTACAAGTGGCAGTGGCATGGACTACTCCGCCGTCGGCATCTCCTCCGCCACTAAAACTAATAATAGGTGGTGAAGTGTAACCAGTACCACCATTAACTATGCTAATACTAGCCAATGGTGCTGGTGTCAACTTTGCATCAACTTGAGCCAACGCACCATTTCCTGTGTCACTTGGCGCACGATTAACAGCTACAGTTGGCGTTCTTGTATAACCTGAACCAGGAATAAGGAATGTAAAGAAGATTGGAATGTTTACGCTGATAGTTTTAAAATTATCACCAGTTGCAGTAACAGTGGCAACAACTTTATTTGCAGTATCGTTGTAGTCAAAAGTTATGCCAGTATGCGACGTTGACGATGTAGTGGTACTAGTAAACAAAGCCGCAGCCGCATCTTGTGCTCGTTCGTTAGTAAACCACACATTTGTTGGGGTAGGACTTATTCTTTCTGCAATATCGTCAGTTTTTAACTCTACTGCACCAACTTTATTGTTAACACTTACAACTGGCGCACTAACACCATTGCCTCCAGGTGTAGTACCATCTCCAACGTACAGTGCTTTACCGTCAGTGGTATATATTAACTCGCCGTCAGCAGGCGTTATACTTGTTCTGTTTTGTTCTAACCCGCGTCTTAGTTTTAATGCCATGTATTTCTCCTAACCCTTAAAATGATCCAAAGTCGTAATTGAAGACTGCAGGAGCATTAAATGATCCAAAATCTAAATTACCTGAAGTTGCTTGGTCCAACGTGGCCTGCAACTGTCTAATGTCGATGCCCCAAACGGTCGATTGTATATCACCAACACCAATAATAATGCTACCATTGCCTGTAATACTATAACCATTTAAGTTTAAATTTCCACCTAATGTTGGATTGTTATCACCTTGTATATTTGCCAAAGCACCGATGGTAACAGATGTTGCATCGTATGTAACTGTTACTCCGCTAGTACCTTTTAATGATTTAAACTGTAAAGTTGTGTCGTCTTTTTGTGCAAAAATGCCAACACCGCTGCCTACATTTTCCGCAGTGGTAATACCTAGTTCAGAGTTTAGGGTTGCAAAGTTACTGTTAACTTTTTGAAACGCGGTGCGTAAATCGTCACCGGTTCCGTCGTTAGCATAACCGCCTATATTGATTGTTTGTAATGGTGCAAATGGCATAGTATTGCTCTCTTTTAAGTATTTATCAAGGGTTAGTAACCGCGCTGATTAGCCAAAAATCGCTAGCCATGCCTGGAGTTTTTAACACATCATACGGCATGTAAAAATAACCAGCATCTCCCCAACCTGTGCCCCAGCTATTACGCACTATAAAACGTCCATTAGCCTTGCCTGCAACAGGCATAGTATCATCATAACCAACAATAGCTACAGCGTGTCCGCCAAGCAGTTGTTCTGTGTTTTTGTTAGGATAAGGCATCATACCTGATCCTGCTTGTCCGTGTGGAATATCTCCCCAGGCACCTTCAAAACTATCATATACACTAAACCCAATGACAACAGGATTTCCTGCGGCTAGTGCGTTTTTAACTGCGGCAAAATCCGCACATTTTTGGTAACCAGTTACTTTACGTTTTAGCGCATCTGTATAGGCAGCGGCAGTGGGTTTAGTAGCAAACTTATTTTCAATGTAGGGCCATAAACTTTCAAGAGGTGCTCCTTTAGTATAACACACTTTAATACCGTCGCGGATATATGCGCCGGCATCATAGCGCACACTACCTTCTAGCACACGTTCTTCATAATAGATAAACAACCGGCTAACATCTAGAGCCTTGTTGCTTTTCTTACGGTCAATCAGTTCAATCAATCCAGCAATACTGTTGCCAGTGCAAGATCCTATCTGCCCTTGGTCTTCAATAGCACTAGCATACTGTCTCATATCAACTCTTGCTGGAGCAACTGATAACGGTTGTAGTTGATATATATGATCTCTACTATCTGGAGGGTCTGGCAACCAACGATACTTGCCGAACAATGAAGGATTAAAAATTGCCCCTACATTGATTGTTGATAAATTTACGCCCGTTGTTTTCATATTCGCTCCATTATAATCCAAATCTTGTTTTGTAGTGGTTATAGTTCACTAGGTGTTCTTCTTCTGTTAGCACTCTGTTATACATTAAAACTACAGCAATCTTACCCTTGAAATTACGGCCGGAGGCCGCAAAACTAGAACCAATATATAATTGTCCAGGTTCTGGAAAACCACTGTTGTTTCTTGCTCCACCTAATACATTCCATCCTGCTACCATTTGATTGCTTGCTTGCCCATTTACATAGAATGTAGTTGTTCCCGAAGCCCAATCGTCGCCGTTGCCGGGATTTGAAAACAACCAAGGGCCGACACCATCAACACCGTTATAGAATCTTAAACTCTTGTCAACAACACCAAAACCAAGTAATCCAACAATGCCACCACCTGCTGTAAAATCAGGATAACATATTACGGTAAAATCTTTGTAGACATTGGTATTAGTTGTAGCAATGCTATTTGTAAGATTAGTGCCAGCATTATTATCTGCCCAATTAAAATAACTATTAGTGCCGTTGGATACAAAAGTTAAAGCACCGTAACTATTTAAAACAGTTCCGATGTTGGTAGCAGTCGACAAGTCAGCTATTGTAGTTCCGGAAGTATAGCAAGTAGGGTTACTGAAATCGTAATGTAATACTAGTCCGTCTGTGACTATCGGTGGGGGTGGTAGCACCGGCACCTTTACACTAGTCCCTGGGCCGAGTGTTATTCCTGGACGAATAGTTATGGTCATTGTGCTACATATCCCCAGTATACTGTTTGTGCTGATCCACTGGTGTTGTTGATGACAAAATCAAATTTATTAGAAGTAGTTCCCACACTAGGATTAGATGAAACAATCATATTTGCTGTGCCGATAAATTGCGTTGGTATTGCAGTAAACTCTATCGGTGTACCCCCACCTGTGTAGTTCCAAGCGTACTGTTGTCCTATTACCGGTACATTAGTGTTAGACACACTTGCAGTGGCATTCCACACAATGATACCATTGTCGATAGTGCCCTTGACCCACATGGTGTAAGTGCCATTTTCAGGAACTGTAAAACTATAAGTGTCAGATCCAGTATGAACATCCCATGAGCCTGTGGTTCGTTTATATGCTGTGGTTTGAACAGTAGCATCTGGGAATGTTAGTGTATTATCTGTGCCAAACTTCCAGTTTATTTCTGCAGGAGTTCCTGAAAAACTTTCCACACTATCAAACCAACCACCGTTTTTGGTATTTCTAAAAGTAACGGTCAAATCGTTGTCCGGTGTTACTCCACCAAGTTGATTTCCAGGCACTGTCATTGGTCCAAATACACCACCGTAGCCTGTGCCGTTATCATCAGCTGTTACACCATACTCACCATTAGCTATTGTTACATGGAAAGTTCCACCATTGCCCGTACCAACAGTTGAGGCTATGGGCCCAAATGTTACAGCACCGGGTGCTGGGATTGTTGTGGAACCATCTGTGCCAAAATTCCAAGTTTTAAGTGTGTCGCCGTCATCTGAACTGGTTACTATATGCACATCTTGATCACAGGCAACTACTGCATTGTAATCAGCATTGTTAGCTAATACTGCTTGACTACCCGAAGGTGCCTTAACTATTACTGCCGCCGCCCCATTACTAGTAATAACTCCACCTTGAGGCAATGTCAAGTTACCATCACCGCCAAATGTCCAAGTACGTGCTACACCGTCATTAGCTTCCACAACAACATCACCTGTACCTGCGGCTGACGTAATCTCGCCACCTGTGGGCAGTTGTAAAATATTAGCTCCGCCAGCACCAGCACCAAATGCCCAATCGTTGTCTCCTACTCTGAGATATATTGTTTTATCTACAGTGACTTGTAAACCGATATCGTCAGTGCCACCGGCAAAAGTGGTTTCACCATCGTCCTGAGAAATAGAAGTATTATACTGCGGTAGTGTTATTTTACCATCTGTGCCAAATGTCCACGCCTGATAAGAACCTGTGTTATCAAAGCGAGTATTGATTAAAAAATCTGTTCCGTTTGGACCAAAGATACCAGCAGAGCCTTCTAGAGATCCAATCGATGTACCGCTAGGGAATGTTAGCAAACCATCTGTGCCAAATCGCCAGTTGTTTCCAACTTCGGTGGCTATGTTGCCTGTGAATATGTTTAGGCCGTTGCCTTGATCACTGCTGGCAATAACACCGCTTGGTGGCATGATGAACCTGCCCACGGTGTCGGTGTCAA